AATAATCAGGGCTTTGTCGTATATAGATGGCGGAGGCGATGGGATTCGAACTCATGGACCTGTTACAGTCGACGGTTTTCAAGACCGATATTCAAAGCCTCTGAAACCGGGGCCTGTAGCCCTTTTTCGTTACAGTACTTTGGTTTTTTGGCTCCTCTGTAGGCCGTATGCTACAAGGGGCCAAGTTTGAGTTTTGTAACAGGTTTTCGGGCTATTTTGACGGCTTTGCAATGGCGCCGATGCGGCGGTAAACGCGTTCCGTGATGTCGCCTTTAGTGTGTCCCAGGAGCAGGCTCGCTTCCCCGACGTCGATGATTTCCGAAGCTGCTTTTGGTCTGATATCACGGAACTGGAATCCACCGATCTTGGTCGCGAGCAGCTCGTCACCGATCTCGATCGCGGCCAACTTTGCTTTCTCGCGCGCAATGTCCCAACGCTTTCTCAGCATCGTCGCGGTCATCCGCTTTCCGTGCCTACTTACAATCAGATAGTTTGAGACGTGTTGAGCATTGCGCGCAGTTATCTCCGCAATCAATCGTCCCAGGCTGTTTGCCTCTCCACCGGCGGTCATCTGAATCCGCAGCTTTTTGTGCGTCTTGTTCTGTTGCACCCTCAGGTATCCTCCCTCTGCATCATCTTTCCGCATGACCAAAACATCTGCCGGCCGTTGCCCAGTCAGATAAGCTAGGTCCATCGCATCTTTCAGCTCTTGAGCTGCCTTCTTGTAAACAGCATCCCAAACCACATCATTTGCGTAGTAGTCCCGCGGTGTTACCTTGTTTTTGCGTACGCCCTGGCACGGATTCTCCTTGGTTGTGAGCCCCCATTCCCGGGCGATATTGAAAACGTGAGAAAGGGTGGCGATCTCCCTGTTCGCCCGAACCTTTGCCGTCCGTGCATCTCGGTACCCGGCAATCGTGGCCGGGGTGATCGAGTCAATGGGAGCGCTGTCGAACATCGGCCGCAGCTGCTTGATCTCCGACAGATTGTCCTTTTGGGTGCGCAGCGCTTTCTTTGAGACGATGTCGCGAATGTACCTATCAAAGATGCCCTTCATGGTGCGCAGATCGAGCGGCTTTTCCTTGGCTTCGAGTTCTGCCCATTTGATCCTGGCCAGGTCCAGGTCTTTGCCCAATGGGATCGCCTTGCCGGTCAGGTCCAGGTAGTAATAGGCAATCCAGTCCTTTCCGCTTTTCCGTGGCCGCGTCCACTGGTACATCCGGGGCGGCAAATTACGTGTTTCGGCCTTGCGGGGTCGCATATCAGTTCACTCGCGAGAAGTCTGGTGTCCATGCCGGAGCTGCCAGCGGTGGGTTGGGGTCAGCGATGGCGGGGGAGATCATGCCCAGCTTCATGCGGGCATACATCCGGCCAACCAGAGGCCGCTTGCCACGGCTTTCGACGAAAACCCATTGGCGATCCACCAGCCAGCGGCGCTGGTATGCCCTAGCCTTGTAGCCGGTGAGGTCCGCCAGCTCTTCGTCCGAGAGAATTTCATTTTCCATAGCGATGCTCCATGCCGCGCGTGGCGGCAGAAGGTGGGGAGGGGGTATGGGTAGTTTTTTCTGATGCGATTGGCGATGCCTTCGAGCTGCTCGGCCATGTACCACATGTCGTTGTTGTCGCGGCGTCACACGACCAGGGACAGGGCGACATTCCGACCCATCAGGATTGCGATTGCCAGGCGGATCAGCGCGGCCTCGAACTTGCGTCGGAGCAATCCTTTACGAAGGATCATTGCCGAGGTCCCGTGTAGATGAGCCAGGCCATGTAGGCGAGGCCATAGACTGGGATGATCATGGCTTCACCCGCTTGAACTCAACGACCCAGACCCACGGGTTGGCGTCCCAGTTATGCGGTGATGCCTTGTACGCAGCCTCGCCCTTTGGGAAAGACCCGCCGGCGACGTGACACCAGAGCGACTTGAACGACTCCTTCGGAGTGCGCACGCAGAAGGTGCCGTCGCCGCTCAGGTGGTAGTTACGCCAGAAATGATGTGAATGTTCCGTGGTTTTTGGCGCCGGGATTATTCCCTCGGCCCGCGCCTGCTCGTCACTGATGTCCTGCAACCGCTCGACCCGGACATCAGTGATCTCCAGGAGGATGCGGCTGTGCCGGCGGAGCATGTGAATGGCTGGTGTCCACTTTTTGACCTGGCAGTGGGCGCCATCGTCGGTGTCGGCGCGAAAGGTCAGACGGCAGCCGATATCGGCATGAGTCTCGCGCACCCACAGCCGGTCACCTGGCTGGCCGAATGGACAGAAGTCGTTGTAGTACCCGACGCTGTTCGGGTGCAGCGGGCCTTCCGCTGGCAGTTCGTGGCACTCACCGATCTGGGCGCCGTTGCTGATGTTCTTCAGCGCGCGTTCGTTGAGCGTCCGCCGAGTGGCCGACTTCCGGCCTTCCAGGATGGCGCGCACCATCGGGGCCGAGAACAATATTGGCCGTTCCTTTATTTCAGGCATGGCTGTTCCTTTGTCGCTATAGCGGCTGACTTTGAAGGGGAGAGAGGTTGAAGATGCCCGCGGATTTTCTTTTATCGAGGGCTTCGAATGCATTCATCTTGAAAATAGTGACGCATGCCCATACTTACTTTAATGGCACTTCGCCATTCTAGAACTGAGGCCTGTATGACGCTGTATACGTTGAAAAAAAAGAAAGACACGGAAGAACATCACATTTTTGAAGGGGAATGGATCGATAACGAAACTCCCCGTCACTGCTCTGTTGCTTCGAAGTCGATTTGCAACAAAGCCACGAAAATAGAATCTGTCTTCATCGATAAAAGCTGTATGAGTGAGGCTAGAACCAGAAGAGAGGCTGCCGAGATGGGGCGTACAGTGTGTGGTATCTGTGTGAGCAGCCTTTACGCTACCCCTGAGTAATTTAGTGCTTTAGGCCGCTTTTGCATGTCGTGCGGCGATCTTCCACGGATCGTTTGCACGGGCCAGTGCTGCCATCGGCGGAGAGCTGTGGTTCTTCGCGACATTCACCGCGCGGCCCAAGCCCATTTCCAAACCGGTACCGGCGCCGCCACAGAAGAGGTCGACAGCGATCTCATCGTCCTGGGTGCTGAAGCCGAGTCCGTATTGAGTTTTGAAATCGAAGGAGTGTTTCTTTAGGCTCATATATACTCCGACCGGTAAGATTAAGTGTGTTGTCAATGCGGCGTTAAATTTTTGGGGTGTACTGCTTTCAGGTATTTAGGGAGGGGGGATGGACAATATTAATTTGGTTCATGGTTTTGAGTTAAAAAGAGATGTGTATGAATCCTTTGCTCAGACTGTAAGCAATTTGATCTCTCGGCTCCTAGGGGCAGATGGGGTGACAATGCATTCTGTTAGTCACAGGTGCAAAACACTAAATAGCTTTAAAGTGAAGGTCGAAAAAAAGAATAGCTATGAAGTGTTGGAGCAAATTACTGATTTAGCTGGTATTCGATTAATTACGCACTACGAAGATGATGTTGATAAGGTTGCAAAAATAATAGAGTCTGAGTTTTTAGTCGATATTGAGAACTCGATAGATAAGCGAAAAGCTCTAGATCCAGATAGGTTTGGTTATCTTTCGCTACATTACGTTGTGTCGCTGAGGCCGGATCGCGCTAAACTAAAAGAATATCGATCATTTGCGGGTCTAAAAGCTGAAATCCAAGTCAGATCTATATTGCAACACACTTGGGCGGAAATTGAACATGACACAGGATATAAATCTAATATAGAGGTGCCTAAACATATTCGGAGGCGTTTCTCAAGGCTGGCGGGATTGCTCGAACTAGCCGATCAGGAGTTTATCGGCATACGAACCGCACTTGAGAGTTATTCTTTAAGCGTAGCTGCTCGGTTAGTTGAGTCTCCTGATGATCAGGATGAAGGTCTTGATGTTTTAATTGATAAAGTGTCATTGGGGAAATTCCTTGAGCTTGATCCATTGGTTGCCGAACTAGATCGAGAAGTTTGTAAAATACTAAATGCTAGCTGCGGGGCGGATGTGGCTCATGCACTTAACGATATCTTTCGCCTTAAGCTGGTTGGAATAGATTCTTTGGTGGAGCTGAAATCAGCGCTAAGAGACAATCGCCATCTGATTATGAAAAGAGCAAAAGCTGTTTCGCAAATGACGGGTGCTGAGGGACTTAAAAATATTGAAGATCTTCAACTAAGATACGCTATTTGTGTGCTCTATCTTTTGCAGGTCTTAGCTGGAAAGTCTGGAAATCTTGATACTGTGAGAGAAAGACTTAGCAGGATGGGGTTTAAAAGCAATTTTGATTTCGCTTCTTCTTTAAAGAAGCTTACAGACGAGACCGCTGACTGATTCAGCGTAGCGGTTTGCACAAGCCAGTATTGCGGCACACATGTTGCAGTCCAGTAGTTCGTGCCGTGATTCCAGGTGACCGCTGAGGTAAGCGTCACGGGGGACTCCATGCAGCCAACGCCCTCCGTGACCGGTGGTGGCAATTTAGTTTGGGGTGGGGTATTACGGAAGGCCAATACCCAGCCAACTGACAAGGAAAACAATGTCGAGAATATTACCCATGTTCACGAACGAGTATCGTGGCCACCACTTCGCGATCGACTTCACCCAGCATCAGAATGGGATTACTGCACGCATGCAGATCGACCTACAGCCTTGGCATGAAAATCATGGTGATCTCTGGAAGAGCTACGACGAAGCCAGAGAGGCGTCGGTGTCGGTAGCTCGCCAAATCATCGATAAGATGCTGGCGGAATAATCTCGTCGCCTGGGTCATGCTTGAAGTATTGCTCCAGCTGCTGGTTGAGGTTAGCGAGGATCGAGTCTCGCGGGTCGGGCATTGGCACGCCGATCATTGCGCACCTCCGGGGAGGTGGTTGGCCTTTTCCTCAAGCTGTTTGGCGTAGTCGACGGCAGATGCGTGCTCGAACCGAAAGCCAAAGGTCTTGCCGGTGACCCGATCGACTATGTGGTAGGCCGTTGGCCCGACGGTCTTCACCTGGAAGCGCACCTCTTGAGCGGGTGGCTCCTTGCCGATCAGTGAGTAGAACTCAGACGTAGCGATGATTGAACGGAGACGCAGGGCCTGAAGACCCGCGAAGCGCTGCTGCAGGATTGATTGCATGGCTGATCCCTCGGTGTGGGGTTGCGATTATTCGTCAGCACTCGGGCCTCTTGCTGGTTGCCGTTGGGCGTAGGGGAGAGTGCTGATGGATTAAGGCAGGCGTAAAAAAGCCCGATCGGAACCGGGCTTTTGTTTACGTCACGGGTACCACTTTACGTGAGCGCTGGTGCCGCCATTGGGCGGGCTTCGATATCGGTTACAAGGCTGCAATCCTCCGTGTGAGGGGGGCTTAACAATGCAGGCAGGCGGCTGTAGGCCGCTGTTTCTTCCGCATTTGGGTATGCCGGTAGTGGCTGTTTGCTATAGGCTTATACGCCATTCGATTGGCCGGCATAGGAGATGCACAGCAATGGCTGTCAGTGTGAAGACCGTTGAAGAACTTCGAGAACGCCCTCTATATCGCGAATCATTGAGCTTCGGTGATGGTGTACGAGAGCTCTTGGATATTCTTGGTGAATATACTTTCCCAGAAACCAAAATGATTCCGTGCGGTATACAGGGATGTCGCACACCGCATATGAGAGGTTTCTTAGTTGTTACCACTGATGGTTTGGAGACAAATATTGGAAATGTTTGTGGGAAAAAGCACCTTGGTGTTAATTTTCAGGAGAAGCGTACTGCTTACCGACAGAAGCAAAGCGAAGTCAGGAATGTGGAGCAGATAGTTGAAGTGAAACAGCAGCTAGAAAAGCTGCAACCTTCACTGGACGATCTTGAAATTCGATCTGGCAGGGTTGCCAGGCTTAAAATTTTTGTTAATAAAGCTCATCCGCAACTTGCTCGTCTGATATTAGGTAGAGCAAAACTTTCTAAGATAAATTTGTTCAAAACAGTTTTGATGGACGAAGCTGAAGCTCAGCGTCAGTATTCCCACGAAGTTGAACCGGATAGCAAAGGGAACTTGGAACCCTTCGAACATTGGTTTGTTCGACGCCGTCCGACTAAATCTGCTCCGGCAGGCGTTTTAGCTGGGCTCAGCTTCTGGAAATACGATCTTCATCAGCTGCTTCGGCAGAATATTCTGAACACGGTCAAAGAGCTCAATAGTTTAGACGACGTCAACATTGCCCGACTACCATTGTCGGAACTTCGTAGGTATGCAAAGTGGGCGCAGACGTTAGAGCACCGCATTGATGACGCGAATCTGGTCGTTTTGGAGGGAGAGCGTTTTTTTAGTGGTGACAATATTGAGGCTCTGCGGCTTCTTGAGCCTGAGCTAGATCGCTCATCTAGACGCGAGGTCAAAGAAACCTTGGATCAACTCAAGGCAGCTTCGTCTCAATAAGTGTTTTGAGTGGAAGCGCGATAAATGCCCGCTCGTTTAGGGTATTTAGCAGCGCTTCTTCAGATGGTAGTTCGTGCCACAGTTCTGCCAATCCATCTGGAAGGGCGTTCCCCATGGTGGAGATGAACTCATCACCAGACCAAGTAGCCAAGTGATAGCCATCACATGAGTTGTAAACAAGGATCGTCTGATTGATCGGCGGCTTGATCCATGCGGTTCGCTTGAAGCAAAAGCCGGTATCACCTAACACATTTTCCATTCGGTAAACCTCCGGTTGTCATCCCAAAGCACCTTCTCAAGAAGGTGCTTCAGTGATGCTTTCCGTCATATTGCCGCCGGCGGGGCGGGGCGCATTGCTTGCCAGGTCATTCACACGGTTAAGGCGTTTCACCATCGAGCAGCCGTCCAGGTTGTTCCTGTCGTTGGCAGGCTTTCGGGCCTGTCTCCTCGCCGGTCGCCGGTAGAGGCAATGCGATCTGTTGTTTGTTTCGCTGATTGTTAAAGAGCGGCGGGTCTTTCGACCCTTCGCTGCCGGTCCCGATGTGGGGACTGGGTTGCGATGCACATAAATTAGCAACAGCTAATTTTGGAGTCAATAGCAAATGCTAACTTATTTTCTCGCTCGTTCATTTCACGTATCCGTTCTCGCGACCGACGCAGAGGTAGTTACATTTTGGTAGGGCTGAGATATGCTTCAGAACAGCTGGATGGATATACAGTAAGAGGGTGGAGAATGGCAAAGGCGAAGAAGCAAGAAAAACCTGTAGAGCGACAGGAGGTCAGCGGAATGGAGAGGCTTGGGTTGCGCGTCTCGGGAATGATCAACCACCCCATTGCGCAGGTTCAGCGCTGGGTGACGATCCACCGCCTGGACACGGACGGGGACCGCGAGTGGGAAGAGGTGATGAGCCTGCTATCCGAGACGGACGGCATCGACATTACATTCAACGACGAAGGGACCGTGACGCTGAAGTGGGAGAGGGGGACGGATGAAGATCGAATGGTGGAGGTCGACGACCTAGACAAGATCGAGGAACCTGCTCCTTTCTGACAGGCAAAGAAAAGCCCGCGCTAGAGGCGGGCGACTTGCTTAATAGGTTCTACAACAATACCTAAACGTTTCCTATTTGAAGATTTCTCACAACCGCCGTCAGTATGGAGCCTTAGTGAAACTACTTCCAGACATGTAGCGTGTTCTTAAAAAGTCATAAATGTTTGTGTAAAGCGTCATGCTGAGATAGTTGATCTCTAAGACTCGTGCTACTTTGTCTTCAACTTGCTGAGCCATCTCCGAATCAAAAGTCGAACGATCACGGATTTGAGCAATTAGTTCAATAATGCAGTCCTCAAATTTCACGTGGTCAATGTCTAAAAAAGCCGACTCACATTTTTTATTAAGAAATTGTATTTTTTCCTCAATAAAATCGCATCTGAAATTTATGAACGCATTAAAAAGTCGAGGCTTTGCTTGATCCTCTGCGGAGGCCGCTGTGTCCCGCCAAAATTTATTGTTTTCATCAGCGACCTCTTGAAGCATTTTCTCAATAGATGCAGTTATTGTATTGACTTCACTCTGTCTGGCGAGTGATCTGGAGTTTAAGTATACAAATACCCAGCCGATCAAGGCAAAGGCGGCGGTGAATAGACCAGCTTGTGAAAGTTCAGATAGTGTTTTCATCAATTCTTTTAAGCCTCCTTGCCTCTGCTTCATCTATATATTTGTATATATTTTTTATCACGCTCTTGAATCGAAATTTGTAAGTTATACGACGAAGGACATCATCTTTTTTCCATCCTTCATGATCAATAAGTCCTGCAAAGGATTCATCTGCAAATGAAGATCCACAACCCTTTGCTCCATCAAAATCGACTAAAACCTGGTCGTGTTTAGCCAAGGCAGGCAAGAGGTGTTCTTTGCGAAATTTTTCACCATTAAGCTTACCGTCCTTATCGTTACGCCCGTGGGGCATGTCGCCGAATTCGGTTGCGACAAAAATGGTGTGCGGCACGCTCATTTCTTTGTCTCCAGTCTCAAGTTCCATTGTATCAATGTACCAGGAAAGCGCGTTGGCAGCTCCCTTAGGTCGGTTGTATCACTTTCACTGTGAAAAGCAAAGTCCCCGAAACCGCTATAGATTAGCATGGTTCCCATTGGATTAGACTGAACAAACTCTTTAGCTTCTGAAAGCCCTTTGCCTCTATTATCATTTTTAAACCTGGAGTTTCCATACTCTACAGCAAGTTTTATACTTAATGCGTCTGCAGGGATTTCGTGTACAGTTCCTTTCGCGTCTACAAGTGCAATTTTATACCAAGACTTTTTCTGTAGTGTATAAGGTATCCCCGCTCCCCGGTCGTATACTACGATATAGAATTGATCGCGAATGCGCTCAACGTTTATCCACCAGTGCGCAAGTTCAATGTCTATTCCGTTTTCAAAAAAAGCTTCGTCATATGCATGTTGCCAGACGTTACTCACGGATTCAGTGATGGCATTGTACGCAAGTAAGTCAGATTCATCATCCAAGCCTGATTCGAGAACTGTAGCTTGGGCGTACTCTACAACTTTTCTGAGTTGGCTTTCATCGCCTGCTTTAGTGGCTGCGAGTGAGGCGGTGCATATTTCTAGCTCCTTCTTTAGTTTCTTATATTTTGGCATTAACTCGCTTTGATTAGTTATATCCCAGAATCCTGCTTGCCATAAGGATACGGAAACCCTTTTTTCTTTGCAGGAGGTAAATTTTATTATGTTTTTATCGCCACTCCTGATTTGAATTATTTCTATAGTTGAATAAAGGACTAAAAGGGCTGCCGTTTTTACTTCATAGACGTAGTTCATGTCTATGAGAATTTTGCTTTTTTTTGAGAGTGTCTCTATATCGGATATAAAGGAAAAGAATTCTGTATATTGCTTGTCGAAAAAACTAAGCGAAGAAGGAGGGGTGACTAGTGTTCTTCCAAGTAGTACTACATTAGAGTTGCCGATGTATTCCTTTCTTAAAACTAAATCGCGCCCCCATGGACCCGACTTCCTCTGCCAATTTTCTTTCAATTGCTGAATCCTTTCAAATTCTGATTGTGATGCCATGAGTCGGGTGACTGGCCGTTTTGCTTCAAAGCTTTCGAGCGTTCCAGACCAGCAAAACCTTCGCATGGATGGTCACGTCTTCAATACGCGCCTCAATGTCCTTGTTTTTCTTGTTGTCCGAGATCAGCCAGAAATGATCCTCATTCCTCATTTGAACGCGCTTTATGTAAAGCAGGTCATGCCAGGTGAGGACATACACGCCGTCGCCTGCGAATTCATTTACACCCCTATCAACGATGACAGGGTCTTTGTCTTCGATAGTGCCCTCCATGCTCTGACCCCAGCCCGTGATCATCGCCAAGGCCGAGGCAGAGGTGTAAGTGACGCCTTTCTCGCGCAGAACATCCTCTCGCACGACAAGATTTCGGATCGCCTCGTTGTAGTCGGCAGGAACCTGGCCGTGCCCCATGGCGCCGCGCACATCGTATTGAGGGATCAATATCTCGTCAGGCTTCGCACGCAGGCCGGAGAAATCGGCAGAGATGACATTCCCCGATTCAACCTCCCCCTCGTCGGTCTCTTCGGCGACGGCTAGCAGGCGGCTGCGAGCTTTATCTGAAAGCCCTCTGCCCTGTTTGGCAAGCATCTGCCGCACCATATCGGCGGCCGAATAAGCTTGCGGCAGCGCCTCAACTCGTTCGGCATCACTAGGTGGTGAAACGAGCGCTCCGCTAGGAAGCCCGATTTTTTCCTCAAGGTTCGCCGCGGCCTTTTCGCCCAAGTTCCTATGCCCATTAAGTATCTGGGAAAGGTACGAGGCATCGAGGCCGTGCTGATTTGCAAAATCTTTCTGTGAAGCCCCAGCCATTACGGCCTTAAGGGCTTTCACTCGTGCTTGGTTGATATCCATTTCGCAATCATCGCTTTCAGTTAGCATTCAGTAAATTACAGTTTGCTATTGATTGGCTGATTAGCAGTTGCTAATCTAGCAGGCAATACGGAGGCGCACCCATGAATCTTCACGACTACATCAAGCCGTTCAACAAAAAGGCTCTTGAGATTTTTGCAGGCAGCTGCGGAACCACTGTCGGCCAAATCAAGCAAGTCGCCTATGGCTATCGGCGCCCGGGTGCAGCGCTTGCTATCAGCATTGAGCGTGAGTCCTCGCGCTCGGTGACCTGCGAAGAAATGCGCCCAGACATCGACTGGGCATATCTGCGCAGTTCAGAACCTGCCCAATCCGCCGCATAACCCAGCCCTGTCACACCGAAAGTGGAAGTGAACCTATGGCCTACGACGATAAAGCGCACCGGCATGCCTTCCCACCCAGACGGTGATTAACGGCCCTTATTAGGGACCGCATAGCGGGAAGGGTAGGCCGGTAACACCTTTCAAGATCGGCGCTGGTCCCTGGTTCCGGACTGGAAGAAGAGAAGGTCATGGATACGTCCCTGATCAGTTGATGAACGAATGATCTCCTAGTTGGCATCACGCCACCACGGAAACAGAAACGAGGTTTTACGAATGGACAAGTTCCTGCGGGCCTGCCACGACGCGGTCAAGGACAACGAAGCGAAGTCGCTGAGCGCCAAGATGGGTGTTCCGCATGTGAGTCTGCTCCAGCGTTCGAACCCGGACAACGACGCGCATCACCTGACGGTCGAGCATCTGTACGGAATCTTGCTGCATACCGGCGACAAAGGTCCGTTGGCAGCTCTGGCTGATGAGTTCGGTTTTGATCTGGTCGCGCGCGAGCGTCCTGCTCCGAAGCCACTGCTGACTGCGCTGGGGCACCTGTCTGCCGAGTGCGGCGACGTGGGCCGCCTGATCTTCGACGCCACCGCGGACAACCACATCAGCCAGCACGAAAAAGCCCAGGGCGAAAAAGCAATCCACGAAGCAATCGATGCTCTGCAGGTCCTGCGAGAGTCGCTGAAGGCTGCCTGAATTTAAGACACAAAAAAGCCGACGTACGAGGTCGGCTTTTTCAACAGCAGTAAAAACTTTGTGGAGATGATTATGCACAACCAGATCACCCCCGGCAATACCCACCATGTCGCGACACCTTCAGTCAAATCGCAAAAGGTGTCACGACTCTGCGCCACGACTGTATCCGAGACAGGAGATCAGCTGTGAGCACCATAATCATGAGCTTGTGCTGGCCGCTTCAAGGCATGAGCGGGCCACAAAAGGCCGTGCTGATCTCTTTGGCGGACAACGCAAACGATGAGGGTGTTTGCTGGCCATCAGTTGCACGTATTTCGGAACGTACTTGCCTTGCAGAACGAACCGTCCAGACCGCTATCAAGTGGCTTGGTCAGGTTGGGCTTTTGTCAGTTCGTGAGCGGATGGGTCGCTCGACCATGTACACCCTAACCCCTGCGGCATATGCACCCCCGCAAGAGTCGCACCCCGCATCAGATGCACCACCCCCCCCGCAGCTCACGACAGAAACCCCCGCAGCAGCCGCACCCAGAACCGTAATAGAACCATCAAGTGAACCATCACCTCTTGGTGGCGATGAGCAGCCAACGAAAAATTTGAAGGCGAAGTGCCCCACTCAGGCAATCGTCGATTTGTTCAACAAGACGATTCCAGAGTTTCCTCGAGTCGTGATGTTGACCAAGGATCGGATCGCCAAGATCGGTGCCCGGTGGAACGAGAGCGAAGTGCACCAGGATCTCGGCTTCTGGGCTGAGTACTTCGCCCAGGTGCGTTCGAGCAAGTTCCTGATGGGGGAGGTCGCCGCGGCTGGGGGGAACCCTTTCCGTTGCAACTTCGACTGGCTGATCGCCCCGAGCAACTTCGTGAAGGTTGTCGAGGGTAATTACAATGCGTGATCCCTACAGCATCGAAGCCGAACACGGCCTGCTTGGCGCGATGATGCAGCGCCCTGAACTCATCGACTCCCTGAGCGACGACCTGTCCGCCGAATCATTCTACTTCCCGGAAAACGCCGAGGTGTACCGGGGAATCATGGCGGTCCGCTCGGCCGGCAAGTCCGTCGACTTTCTCACGGTGGGTGACCACGTTGGTGCCTTGCCGGATGGCACTCCTGCTTTTGCCTACTGCGCCGAAATCGTAAACGGTACTCCCAGCGTTGCCAGCGCCAAGACCTACGCCACAATCGTGCGAGAGCGGGCAATCGAGCGATCCTTGTTTGACCTTGGCAGCCAGGCCATGGATATCGCGCACAGCGATCAGGATGTGCAGGCGAAAATTGCCGCCGTCCAGGCCGCTGCCATGGCCATTGATTGCGGTTCCGGTGATGACGACATCGTCAAAGTGGGCGATGTGCTGGTCGACCAGCTGGAAGTGTGGCAGGAGCGGCATGATCGTCATGCCCGCGGCGAAACACTGATCGGTCTGTCGACCGGTCTGCGAGACCTGGACGAGAAGATAGGCGGCCTGCAACCAGACCACCTGTACATCGTTGCTGGGCGTCCCGCCATGGGCAAGACCACGCTGGCAATGGGCTTTGTTATCGATGCGGCCGTACGCCAAAGCAAGTCATCACTCGNTATCAGCCTGGAGATGAACAAGGGNCAGCTGCTGGATCGGGCCGTGGCTTCGGAGGGCCGCATTCCNCTCACCTTGGTGAAGAACGGAACGGCGTGCCAGAGCCATGGCACGGAGCTNGCCGCTGCGGCCGGTGTGNTGCGGCGCGCCCCGCTGTACATCGCTGACCGAGCCGGCTCGTCGATTGGGCGCATTCGTTCATTGGCTCGCCGCCACAAGATGCGTTACGGCCTCGACCTGCTGATGATCGATTACCTGCAGCTGCTGGAGGGCGAGGGCGGCA